TTCAACAACAACCCAATTTGCCCATTCAAAATGATCCGTTTTTAACAACTCTTCGATTATGTATCTATCTGTTTTTATTTCTTTTCATTTCTTCCCTTTTATTACCCATTTTTGCAATATCCATCTTCCGTCTTTACCTTTTAAGATGAGTCTAAGCTGTCGGAATAAATAATTTTTTTTATTTCTTTTCCTTTTAATTTTTTTATTTCATTTTGTGCCTCCTTCTTATCTTCATAACAAGGGATTCGAAATCCTGGCAAACAAGGACCTTTATTACAATATATACTCCAAATAAAAAAATTCTTTCCTGCACAAAAAAATTGAGAACTACCGTCTTTTCTTAAAATTTCTTTAATTCTATATTTTATTTTTCCTCTCACAATTAATCATACTTCATCCCAAAATTTCTGACAAATTTCACTAAACTGTTCTACTTTCATTTTTTCAAGCGTACTTTTATTGAAAGATTTTCTTATTTTTGCGTTTGTTACTTTTAATCCTAGACTGTACATATCCTTTGAGAGTCGTATCTTTCTTAGAACAAGATGATTGGTTTTTGCAATAAGTTCTAATTTTTTAAATTCGGTAGTTGGAAGTATTTTATCACAAATTTTTTCATCTTTAAGTAAAGTTCCATAAGTATCATCATAAGGCGGTCTTGCATTATGAAGCTCTTGTAAAGTTAAACCAGCAAAATTATATCCATACATTTTTTCCCCTTTGAAATTATTTAGTTAGAATTATTTCAGGTACTAACTAACCTCAACAAAAATCAATTAAATATAGCTCTGTAACTTTCTCCTTTCATTTTATGAAAATTTTTGATGGTACGATCCTTAATCCTATCAATCAAGGCCAAAAAATCAACGTCATACTCTTCTTTTACAAGTTCTCGCAAAGAGAGGTTCATTGTAATTATTACCTGTCTTTCTGATTTGTATAGAACATCAATTAGGTGAAATAATTGAATTTTTTGCCATTTTGTTAAAGTTGTTTTATCAAAGTCGTCCAGCACTAAAAAATCAGGTAGTCCCTCAATTTTTACGGCCTGATGTTGTGAGTCATTGAATGAATTTTGTATGCTTCTAAGCCAATCTGAAACAGATAAAAAATAAGCTTTATTTGTTGGATGATCATTCATATAGTCAACAGCAAGGCGAATTGCAAGAGTCGTTTTCCCTGTTCCAGTATCCCCCCAAAACAAAGCCCAATCAAAAGAATCAAAATTGATTTTTATGCTTGAAAGTGATTTATCATAAGTCATCATGAAATGACGGTCTCTTGAAGGAAACTTGCCTATATCAAGCCGTTTATTTATGTCATTTCCATGTTCCAGTAAGGCCCTTGCCTCTTCTTCTTTCTGAATTGCTTTTAAGTGAGATTCCATATCAACATATTCTCTACCCTTTTTATCTATGGAAAAGATAGAACTAATTCCTTCTTTATCTTCTTTCAGTTTACCCCTAGAAATTTGTTTTTTTTTCATTTTTAGAACTTTTTTAAAAATTCTCGATATTCCTGCTTTCTCGGTTTTATTTTCCGAAGCATTCAAACGGGTCACTTGTTACCTCTCTCTTTTTTGGTTTCATATCTTTTTGATTTGGCATAAATTTTTGTGGATTCCTTTTCAAATCACTTCGAATAAAATTTCTAAGCGTTGCGTTGTAATCTGTGTATTTTTTTCCATGAGATAGACAGTAGTCGGTCATCTTATCAACATTCAGTAAAACTATTTCTCTTGAATTTGAACACCAGATGTTTTGAGGAATTTGTTTTATAAATTCCTCTTTGTCTTTTAGTGGACTTAGAATTTCTTTTTCATTTCTTCTTTTTTTATTTCCCTTATTATTCTTATTATTCTTATTAGATGTGTCCTGTTTGGTGTTCGTTTGGTGTTCGTTTGGTGTACTGTCTGCTGTACTGTGAAAATCTTTGTTTAATTGATATTGTTCATAATTACAGATAGTTATAATAGACGTTTTGTTGTCCTGTTTTAGATCTATCATTTGTCTGATTTTCAGACACAATAAAAACCGTTTTACTTTGCCTCGACTCCACCCCCAATCACGAGCGAGTGATAATTCTGAACGGCCTGATTGACCTCTTTTAATTTCTATGGCGACTCCACGGACGAACATTTCACTATCGGAATAATTTGCATGCCCAAATAAATCTATCCATGCTTGACCCTTGGTGAAAGGTTTATCATCCCATAAAAAGCTTTTGAACATAGATCTATTTACAACGAAAAAATCACTCATTACTTATTAAGTATTTAGATTGTTCCAGCATATTTCATATCACTCCAAATTAAGAACTTCCATTATTTTTCCGTAAGTTTCAGCCTGTAATTTGATTTTATTTGCTTCGACTCTGTTTATCGTTCTTCTAGATACGCCTGACATTTCAGAAAATGCTTCTTGCGTAATTCTGTAACGGCTTCTGAATTCGAATATCTTTTTTCCTAGTGATTCCATTTATTCTTTTTAGATTACATTAGTTTGCACTTAAAATTAAGTCAACTGCTTTTTTTAGAATCCTTGGCCCTTTGCTGTTTCAGTCTTGCAAAACTTAATCCTACGCTAGTTACTGTTTACGGGTTACCATGGTTAAGAGCCGTGATGAACGGGCACAACAATTTCGTGCGCCCTCCATCCAGTGTTCACTAAGGACCAGGGATCTTATTTTTTCTCTGGAGCCTTCTCTAAGATCAAATCATTTCCCCTCTGACATTTAGGGCAATAAATCGATGCTTTTTCACAATCTTTTTTACTGATCCTATTTACAGTAAAGACCTTACTGCATTTCAAACAGAATTTTTCCTTGAAGGCGTTTATCATAATAATCTCCAAAAAGATTTGGAAATAATATAGTTTCTAATCCTTTCATTGTCAAATCAGACTAATTCTTATGTTTACAATCCTTACAAAGAGGATACCCGCAAACAAACCACCCTATGGAACGATGAATTTTTGGACCTAACCTGCTAATTTATCTGTGTCTCAATCCAACCACCCCCTAAACATCCTTTGAAATCAGAATAATTATATTTAAAAACAAAATCAATGCTATGTCTCAATCTAAAACTTAATCCGAATAAGTTGGATACTTTTTCAAAACAACCCCTAGCATGCTTTTCATTCATAAGAATGAAGATGGCATTGCCCCGTGATTGTTTCTCAAGTATTGATTACACGCCCAAAGGCGTTTTCGCTTGAGCTGCGAAATTCATTTAAAATATTTTGCCGCTTTCGTGATCGAAACGTGCCTCCATTTTTTTACATGGGCTGCGAAATATTCCGAGTCATTTAAGTCTATGTTTTTCATTTTTTAGAGCTCCAATAAATTTATGGCATAGGCGATAATTTGGTCTTTTATGGTTTGATCAGACTTAGCAGCAGAAGAAGCGGCATAAGCGGCGTAAGAAGCGGCGTAAGCGGTAGCGGTAGCGGAAGCGGAAGAAGCGTAAGCAGCGGAAGCGGCAGAAGCGGTATAAGCGACATAAGCGGCGGCGGAAGCGGAAGCGGAAGCGGAAGCGGAATAAGCAGCGGAAGCGGCGGAAGCGGCAGAATAAGCGGCAGAAGAAGAAGAAGAAGAAGCATTATAAACGGAAGAAGAAGCGGAAGCAGAAGAAGCGTAAGCAGCGTAAGCAGCATTCTTGACAGAAAATATTTTTTCTTTATTATTTGGATCTTTCAAACATTCTTCAGCTGTTTCTATGGCTTTTCTTGGGCTAGAATCTTTTGGAGATTCTTTCTCGAAAATAGGAAGAACTAATTTTGCAGAAAAAATAGCATATTTAATTCTTTGTTCCCCATCCATTAATTCAACAACAACCCAATTTGCCCATTCAAAATGATCCGTTTTTAACAACTCTTCGATTATGTATCTATCTGTTTTTATTTCTTTTTTATGTTTATAAAATAATTTAATTCCTTCCTTACAGGCGTCATGTTCTTTGAGCCATTCTTTAGTTATTTTCATTTTTCCCCTTTGATTAGTGTTTTTAATTTAATATTCAATCCTTCTTTTCTTGGATCTCAGATGTTTTTAAATTACGCCAAAAATTAAATAAAAAATAAATTTTATCTGCACTTTTCTTCCCTGGAACTTGCTCATAAATTTTATTTTTAATTTTTTCGTAACAGCGAATTGATGTGATTTGGTCATCAATTAGGCTGTGTGGTTTATGTTTCGTTCTTTTTCGGTTTCCGCCTAATCTGTGATGCTCCTTTTTTGTTTCTGACATAAAATATTCTTCAATCCTTATTTTGAATGAACCTCGCATGCTTCGACTATCCATGCTGCGAGTTTCATTCCCCTTTTTTGAGCACGATGAACCCATTCAGATTTATTCTTTTTTGGAAGATTTATAATAAATGTTGAATTTGGGCCTATATCAGTTTTCTTTTTTTCTGTTTTCATGGCTATTTTATAATGCCGATCTGATTTTTGGTATTTCAGATCGGCAATTAATGTTAGTCGTCGTAAACGATTGTTGGAATTTTTGTATTGATGGGTTCCATTTTTTGGGCCAGTTCATTTGCCACGTTAAAAATAGCATCTTCAGTATTTGGGAAAAAAGCTTCAAAAAGAGTTTTAATTTTTGAGTCTTCTAAAAAACCATCTTCCAAAATATCAAATAAATAATCCGGTTTTGGTTCTGATATTGAAAACTCGGCACTTTGTTCTCCCTGTGATTCATTTTGAAGGGTCAGCGTCCCAGTGATTATTTCAGTTTTTGAGGAATAATCACTGAAATTAATCATGTTTTTTATGGCTACCTTTGTATTTTTATAAGAAAATGAAATAGGACCTAAATATTCATTTGTAATTTCTGGAAAAACATTATTATTGTGAAATTCTTCTGCAATACTAATTTGAATTTTGTAGGCCAACATTCCGTCACCAAGGCTATCCTTTAGAAATGAAGATACGCCTCTTTCACCATAATTGAAAACACGTGACGGAAACCCGTTTAAAAAACTGATTTCCATGCCTTTAATTTTTATTGTTTTTTCAGGTTTCGATATAATCTGAATTTCAAAATCCATAAGAAATTTTTTGGATTCCGGAGGTAATCTAAATTCAATATTTCGTATTAAAATTCCTTTTCCGGATTCCTTAATTGTGAACTGAGTATTTTTTTTGAAAAGAATTGATTTTTTGATTTGCTTTGTTGAAAGAGTTTCCATTTTTTCCTTTTTGTAGAAGTCCCGGATTCCGTCCGGTCGGGAGCTTTGCGCTCTGTATAATTATAAGGTAACAACTTCAAAAATTAATGCCAACACTTTTTTTTAAAAAGTGCAATATAAACAGGTGTTGCTTAACTTGGCAGTGTCTCACTAAAACAAGAATGCTGTTTTCCAAAAGTTTCAATCTTATTTACGTTTTCACATGACATCATTTTGATTCTCAGTGGAATGTTTTTCTCATGGCCTTCATGATTTTTTCTTCATCTTCAGTAAGATGATATTCATTGCTTTTCGATTCGTACAAATAGATCACTTTTAATTAACCAGAGTTTTCTAAGCTAAAAATAACCAGCTCTCCCGATGGATCTAAATAACTCATCTGACCTGCATCTATATTCATTTGTTCTATAAGGCCAGGCGTCATGATTGGATCAAATTCTTTGCAAATTGGTTTCCGAGATTCGTCAAAGATCCATTGCTTAGGATACTTTTCATGGGTAATTGAGTAGCATTCGGCGTCAGCTATAATTGGGCATAAATCATCGTTTGGGATATCGTCCTTTGTGCAGTTTTCACAAAATAAACTATAAAAATGAAAACCTTCCAGAGCGTTAGATGGTCTATAAAATTTTCCTGGAGGGCCGTTTTGGAATTGATATGAATGTGAATCAATATTGAACTGTTCTAAATAATATGAAATATATGTTTCCATAAATTTTTCTCGTCAATTTAACCAAGGTTTTTGTTTACTTCAGATGCTTAAATTCTTACCGGCAGGATTATAACAGTCTCCACCATGGCTTACATGGTATCAACGACCTTTTATAATCCTGCCAATAAGTTTTGTTAGGGTTTCTATCTAGAAACTTAAGCCATTTGTCTTTTTTCTGCTCTCCACTTTTCCCTCAAAACATTTCTTTTTTGTTCCGCTTCCCATTCTATTCTACGGGATTCGTCGCCTTCTTCTACTTTGATCTTTCCTATAGTTTCTCCTGCTACGTATTCATTCTTACATTTTCTACAAGGATCTAGGGAATCCCCTTTTTGAATGTTATAATGAACAGCATTACCTTTGCCGCAGCTTCTACAATAATATACATAATTGCTGGCTTCGTGAATTATTATTATTTCTAATTGACTAGAATTAATAATAACCGTTGCAGTAACGGGTTTCAAGAACTATTTTTGCTTTTTTCAATAATTTCTAACTTTTTATTTAATATTTTTGTTTCAACCGTAGACCAGGAAGAAAACCCTAATTTTTTAGCTAGTTTTTTTAATTGCTTTCTCCTTTTTTTCTGTCGTTCTGCGGCTCTACCGGGTTTATCTTTCATTTTTTACAATCATAATTTTTCCATATAAAAGACGTTATATTGCAACTCATTTATTGTCGTGGGCCCATTTTGTCCCGCCATATGTATCCAGGGCTTCAGGGGTTTAAATTTCATTATTTTTCTCCTTATCCAAAAATTGAATCAAATCAGATGCTATATTTTTGATTTGACCGTCATCCATTTCAATAATTGAAGAACTTGAAAACTCAATAAAATGATGAAATAAGCCGGTTCCTATTTCTATATTTCTTCTTTTTGAAGATTAAATGTATGGGGGTCTTTACTCCCCCGATTGGTTTTGATTGCCTATTGAAAGAGAATGCCCCTCGAAAATTATAAGTAATTCAGGTAGCGCCCTATGTATCCCTCTGGTCCCATCATCATTAAAAAAAGTGGTTTTCAAATATTCTTCGCCTTTTTTAATTTTCCCCCTTGACATTGTTTCAGCCCCCTAATATACATAGGGTATGTCATGTCACTTATGGCTATAGAATTTTGTAGAAATCGAAAAATCACAAGATTCTTTTCTTAAAGCTTCCACTCAGTTTTCTGTCCCTCTAGTATTTCCATTCCAATACATATTTCAGAGATAACTTCATCAAGCATAATAGATTGACCTGTACAAGTTCGACCCCATATAGTGTAGCCGAAGTCTTCTAAAATCGGTTGACCTTTTTCTTTCAATTTTTCAGCTAAAAATTCGGATACAGACCACCACTCGTAGATTTCTACGGGTTCTGATTCACAAGAGCATTCACACTCACAATATTCTGGAAATTGTGCTTTTTCATCTTCGTCACAATCACAGTTTTCTTCAAGGTCACAATCATAATGATCAGTAGAATACAAATTTTCGACGCGGTCCCACATTGATCCTTCTTGGTAGTCTGTAGTAGATTTAATCAATGTGCTAACACTAATATTGACATTGATACCAACAAACTTAGATTTGATATCTTGATTTAAATTAGAATTATAACTTTCTTGATATACTGTTGCTTCCATTTTTTATCCTTGAGTTAGAGTTAGAGTTAACGTTTAATATGATACTATGTTTGTAATTAATGTCAATATTTATTTTATATTTTTGTTAAAAAAATGAAAAAAATTAACTAGTTTCATTCATTGAACCTGACCTTTACCAGGACCCTGACCTTGACCTTGACCAGGACTTTGACCCTGACAAGGACATTGACCTTGACCTTGACCAGCATCCTGACTTTGACCTTGACCAGGACTTTGACCCTGACCTTGACCCTGACCAGGACCCTGACCAGGACCTTGAAGGTTTCATTTCTTTAATCCAAAGGATTCAATGAAGCGCATTTGGATTAAAAAAGTCTTCATATGTACTTTTTGCTCGTTAGCATATTCTTTATTTGCAAAATCTCCGGTTTCATAAACAATCGCGGGGTCTTTTATCTCGACGAAGTTTTCATTTACATGCACTAGGATTCCGGTATAAATATAACTAGCGCAAAAGAATGTTACTTTTTTTCCCATAAGAGACGCCAGACTTTTAGTTTCTGTTAAGTTACTCATTTTTTTCTCCTTGATAAATTATTTATTTATAAATGAAACTAATATATATATTTTTTATAACAACAATGTCAATATTTATTTTATATTTTTGTTAAAAAAATGAAAAAAATTAACTAGTTTCATTCATTGACAGAAATAAATTGAGTTGCTAGCATTAAAGTTTAATTATAACAATGAGGTATAAATGAAATTTGGGGATGTGATCAAGAACCGCTCTTTACCAGAAAATGACGCAATAACTGTATTCATCGGAGACGTCCAAGGGAAGAGCGTTTTTACAACTACTGATCTTGATGGAAAGATGCAGACATTTTATATATCAGAGAAAAAGAAATTTCAAATACTTGGAAACGTTCTTAAATTTTCAACAATAAAATCATTCTTAGACTCTCTAAAGCCGGAACAAGGAAAATGAATTGACTTTTCAATTATTTCATGAAATTATGGAATAAATAAAAACGTGCAAATATAGGCCTAGAAAGAAAGGGCGTAACTATTTTAGTCTAACCTAAAATGAAAATTGTTAAAAATAGCAAGAAAAGAGGCAAAAAAGATAAATTAACTCCGAGAAATCTGGATTTTATTAGAAATTACACAGATTCACCCACCGCAGGCAATGCAACACAAAGCTACATAGCCGCAAAATATAGCTCTAATGGTGCTCAAGAAAGTGCTTCAAAATTACTATCAAATCCTATTGTCATGGATGAGGTCGAAAGAATCAGACGAGAAATTGCCGAAAGTTACAACGCAACTCCAGAAAGAATTATAAGAGAACTAGCACACATGGCTTTCATAAAGGCAAGCGATGTCTTTAATTTTTACGAAGAAAAAATCAAATCAAAAGCGCACCCTTTTGGGGTCTCAGTGAGTGTGCCGTATCTGAAGCCACCCGAACAACTAAGCGAGGCAGCAATGACCGCTTTAAACGTTAAAGAAACCCCAACCGGTCAGGAAATAAAAATGGGGGACAAACAAAAAGCACTAGAATCCCTCGTAAAATATGTTGGACTCAATAACGATGCCGAAATTACAAGAGCAAAAGAAATCAAATCCTACGAACAAACACAAGAAATTGAGGACCCACTAGCAGGTATGACAGTAGAAGAGATAGAAGAGGAGATTAAGAAAATAGCATAAACACAAACAAAGGGGAAATATGATTAATCCAGTAGAACAAGAAAAATATTCAAATGATTTTTTAAAATTGGTTGATTCACTGGCCGTGGTTATTAGATACACTGATCTATCTTTAGATGATATCCACGCAGCCCTAAGAGTGGCCCTAGAAATAAATGAAGAAAAAGACAAGAAATGGGCCCTTGATTGGATAAAGGAAGAGAAAGAAAAAAAATACTCTCATGAACTGATGATTTTAAAGCTTCTTCTCGAAGAAGCAAGCCTTGATTGATGAATCGGAAAAAATAAAATTTCATCCTTAACCCGGATACCATGCAGCCAATACACAATAAACCATTTGCCCAACTCCTAAGAGAAGTAGACGACAAACTAGATAGGATAGAAAAGGAAAAAATGGGGAAAATTCAAAATGAACAAGGCACTACACCTGCCCACTAATGAATAAAGAAAAGAATTACAGAATTTTTTAGCCGTATCTTTATTGACATTGACGGTGAATGCGTAAAAAACAAACAAAGGCAGCAACTCAAATCTCTCCTAGCTTGTCAAACACACACAATGGTAAACATGGACTGGATAGATAAAGCATTGCTTAAAGATCGCTCCATTTTTCATCTATGAGCAGTTCGTAAGGTTTGAAATTTGTTTTGTAAGACATTTTATCACAATCTTTCACCCAAAATCCCAAATAGAGCCATTTTTTGTGTAATAACTTACATAATTCGATTTCTTTTAAGATGGAAAATGTACCCAAACTACGCTTATGAAAATCGGGATCATAAGCAAAATATACACTGCTAATCAAATCAGGCAATATATCAATCCAACCCACTCCAACACGGTCCCCTTTATTTTTATGGCGATAATATTGATACTTCTTGTACAACAAATAACTTTCCATATCAAAGGACAAGGGACTATTTTTTACTTTGATATCTTTATTTTTCTTCAAGATTCTTTTTTGACTTCCGGACAAAACAAAGTCGTCTACGAGTACACGTATGGATATACACCTTCTGCATGGGTTGCACTGATTTTGATAGAAAATATTACCGGATCTACGAAATCCGGTGTGCAACATGGATTGGTAGATGGTTGAATTCAACTCAACAGACTGAAAAAAGCTACTGATCCATTGACGATTTTTTAAATAAGGGCATAGTCCTCGATTTAATTTACTTTTTATCAATTCCATAAATATACTTCACTATAGATTCAAAGTTTTTGATTTTAGCCTCTTCCGGGTTTTCTCTTTCCCAGTTTTCTTCATATGCGGTATTTTCATCACGAACAATTTCTCTTTGTAATACTTCTTCTTCTTTCATTAGTTCAAAGTTGCCGCCACACTCTACGCATAAAGCAGGGAGTGTCTGCCCCATATCGGTTTCACCGCACCAATTGAACCAACTATTTGCACTCAAAGTTCTTTTACATCCCATTTTTAAATCCTTTTTTCCTTTAATGTTATTGCCATTGAAGATGAATTCGTAAAAAAACAAACATACACGCAGAGAGACACCAAACCGGGCTCAAAAAATCCAAGAATCAACAAAAACAGAGATTTATCAAATAATTAGGATAAAAAAGAGAATCCTGCAAAACTTTACCAAGTTGGTCGGTACCCACTCCGGGGAAAGAGGACACTAGATTGTACTAGCCTCCAATTGTTTTTACTTTTCCCTGTTACGTTACTGGTTGTGCTGGATATTTAATCCAACATTTTTAGAATTTCTCTACCTCCGACATGAGCATACCCTTTTTTCTTTGGAATAAAAACGTAAGCCCTTCCGTTATCATTTTGGTAGACAACGGATCCCTTTTGACTTTGATCTACAAATTTACCACTGATATTTTTAATAGTTACCCAGTCCCCTTTTGTTAATTTCATATTGTTTCTCCTTAAGTGTTATTGATTTAAAAACGGACTACGGATTTAATTTGAAATTCTTCCCTGGTAAGTCAATGGTTGTTGTGGATATTTCCTCATTTTCTGCATGATTTTATCTATTTTTTTTTGTCTTTCTTCTTTTCTGATTGATCTAAGTAATTGATGAAAATCTTCATTGCTTTTTCTTGCGGCTTCGATTTTAACTGGATCTAGCTTCATGGTGCCCCATTTACCTAGTTCTAACTCTTGATATGCGCTGGCTTCTATAGATTCCGCTACTCTAGTAAGGCAAGCCTCATTAAAGCCAGTCCGTCCAAACTGGGAATTGTAACTCATGCGTCCTACTCTTGCGACTTTATAAAACATTCTGATGGCTCTGTTCTTATTATAGAGCTGACTTTGGTGGTCCCGGCCTAACTTTTTCATAACTGGCACTAGTTTATTAAGATAGATATACTCATCGTTGTTCATGAATAGTTCTAGTTCGTCTGAGTCGTTTTTGAATTCGCTTATCATGGTTTATCCTTTTTGTTAGTGTTATTGATTTAAAGTAATTAATATACATAAGAAAATAAAAGGAACCTTTAACAGATTCCCTCGTTTTAACTTTTTATTCATGAACAATATCTATTTCCTCTATTTCAAAGTATTCTGTTTCAATTTCTGGATGTTGCCTATATCCCTCAACAGGGAAATAATCAATAAAAGCATCTATTTTTAGGTGATCTATCCATTCTATATGGTCACCCTCTTCTATACATTCAATGACCATTTCATCAGGTGTCAGATTTCTTGACCCGGAATTTTCATGTGTTATATAATTGCCTGTTACTTCGTCATGATCTGCCCAGCCTTCGGCGAAATCTTCATCCTGCCGATCTCCCATCGATGGAGAGAATGCTCCTAATATTTCATCTTCTTGATACCCTGTGTGATCTGTAGCAAAGGTTCCGTCATTGAAAATTAGAATATTTCTGTTGCATGCTGAGGTTGCAATTTCAATTAGTAATTCAGTCCAGTCTACTTTATTTTCTAGAATGTCCTTGAATTCTTCTTTCGTGCTTTTCATTTTATTTCCCCTTAAGTGTTATTGATTTAAAGTATGATTAATTTTACTGCGTCTGACAATAAATGTCAATATTTATTTTACATTTTCAGCCTTGAATTCTTCTTTATTTATTTTCATTTTGTACTTTCTTCAGAAGAATCAGTGTTTCATCGTAACAGGCTAACTTTGTTTCAAACGTATAAATTTTACGCTCTAGCTTAGCCTTTAATTTGGCTAACTGAGATTTTATAGCTCTCTCAATATCATTGAATTCGATATGCTTCTTGTTTCTAAGTTCCGGGAATTCTAATCTAAGAGCTTTGTTCTCTTTTCTGATTTGCTGCTTGCATTCTTTGGGTGTCATGTTTCGCCTCCTTTGTGATGAATTAAAAGTATGATTAATAATAACCGTTGCAGTAACGGGTGTCAATAAAATAATTAGATTATTTTCTCAATTTCAAGATTATTATTGGAAATAGATTGTCAAGTAATTTTGGATTGGTGTAAGAACATAATATAGTTATGAAGGTGCCGCACAAAGAAGCGATTCAACAAAAGAACTACAGTAAATCGGAATCAGCGAATTCTTATAAAATATAATTAACACATTAGGGATCAATGAGTGACGTAAAATCACAGAAAAAAACATGGAAACTTACAAGAGATAGAAAGATTCTCATGTGTAGGGAGTCCTTCTGGGAATTCCAGAAGATAACCGATCCAAACAACTACAAGGATGAAAGGTCATATCTACTAATGCTAGCTTTATGTCTTCAATCCTACTACCAAGACATAGCTGTGTCCTATGTGTCCAATCTGTCGTTGGAACATCACGAGAGGCTAGATAGAAGCGACACCACTATTGATATATCGATCATACCCCACGATGAAGGAAGTGAAATCACGGTTGACTGTTCCGGGGCTGATATCTTAATCATAGAAATCCCCCCCAGGCATCATAAGAGTCATACGTTGATCATGTTCGAGGACTGGGTATTTGGCAAGAATCCTAAAACAATCATGGTGACGTCTGCCCACAATTCTAAATTGGCGTTTGAGTTCTCCCAGTATGTTCGTGATGGTATACAAGAGGTACGGATTAAGCCCACATCGATCATCTATAGCGATATTTTCCCTTTAACCAGAATGAAGTGGGGTGACAAGTCTAAGGAGCGTTGGTCATTAGAGGGAAACTTCTTATCTTATACTGGATCTGGCATACTAACTCCTGTTATTGGTAAGGGCGGAAACATGATTATCTTTGATGATCCTGTGCGTGGCCCTCTGGATGCGTTTAACGAGGATCACCTAGATAAGTTATGGACAGTGTATACAGATGGGTGGTTGTCCAGATTAGAGGTACCACGGAAACAGATACTTGTTATGACGCCATGGATAGACGGAGACCCCTCCGATAGAATTCAAAAGGGGGCCGAAGAATCAGGAGAAACCGTTAAGGTTTTTAACTGCAAGTCTTACACTAAAAGTCAAGGTATGCTATGTTCTGATATTTTGGATAAACGTACGTTTGATATTCTGAAAGTAAGATTAGACCCTATCATCTTTTCAGGTAATTACTTATGTACTAGGTTAGGGTTAGCCGGGAAACTCTATAATTCCTTTAATTTTTACAAGGCCGACGATCAACCAACAAAATTTAATGAGATTTACTCCTATATCGATACAGCCGATGAGGGGGCGGATTTTCTAGCCTGTGTTGTAGTTGGTATAATCAGGACAAAAGATGAATTTGGCCTTAGAATAAAAAAGGCATACGTTCTGGATATACTATATTCATATGAAGGGATGGAAATCACCGAACCACTGACAGCTAAATTCCTTATTAAGAACAACATCCAGAAATGCATGATTGTAGATGTAGAGTCTAATAATGGTGGTAGTGGGTTTGCTAGGAAGATTAAGAAGTTGCTATCAGAAGATGCAAACGGTAGAGGCATTATTGTAAAATGGTTCCATCAAAAAGACAATAAAATGGCCCGAATCAATAATGAATCAAATACAATAATGAAATATTTCTATTTTCCATATGACTGGCAATCGAGATGGCCTAAAGCCTCTGCATCAATGTTGAAGTATTCCAAAGAAGGACATAATAGTCATGATGATATTCAAGACGCAATGACAGGAGTAGCGGAAAAGAAGGTAAATACAGATACGTCTATGCTTGATGCAATCGCCAATAGAAAATATAGAGTTTGAGATTATGGAAATTTTAGGTTCGTTATGGCTTGCACGTAACAATAAAGAATATAATAGACTAAATTAATCAAGCCCTCTTGCGAGGGCTATCGGTGCCATAAGTGGCAATTTATAATATATATAAAGAGTAACTCACTTAGGTTGGTTTGTCAATCGAATTCTATTAGACTTCCCAAACTTGCTCACCAGGTAAAGGAGGTTTATTTTAGTTTCAACAATTCGGCCTCGGCTTTTCTGGCTCTATCCGCCCAAATATTTTTTGATTCTAAAAGAATTTTACATCTTTCCTCTGATCCTGCAAGGAGAACTTCCATAGTTTTTACATCTTTCCTTTGCACCATTTGCGGAGCTGGCGGAAGATGGAGGTTTGCTTTGATATGCTTAATTTCTTCTTCTGAGAAGGCGTTTTCTTTCATTTTTTCCTTTGGTTAATTAAAATAAGCGTGATTTCGATCCAAGCACACTTACCCCCGTAATTCGTTGGGATGCTACGGTATTAGGCATTAAACCCAATATTGTTCCGAAGGATTCCGCGAGCACATTATTAGCTAAATAAATATACAATCATAATAATGATGATAATAGCTTCTATAAATTCCATTGTCTTTCTCCTTTGGTTGTTTAATAGGGGACTCCCGGCGCTGGTGTAGATTCCGTATTCTTCTTCGTATGAAATTTTCATTTCCCCCTAAACTGATGATCTTCAGGCATTGTGATTCTAGCGAATACTCTATGAACATTATCAACAACTGGTAAAGATTCATGGATGAAGTGGTTATTTCCGTAGTATATTGCATTTTTTTCTAGCATAAAAGGTTGGTCTAACTGGATATGACTACAATCACCTCCAGTATTTGGGGTTCCATCATAATGGCCATTCCACCCTAAACAAGATTCATAATTTGAAGCTAAAATAATACCGCCAGTCTCTTTAAGATACTGCCTTTTATGTAATTCTGTGTTTATACCAGGGCCATTTTCCCCAACCTTCCAACCACCATCAAATGTCATAAGATGTCATAAGATGCTGCTCATAATTGCCATCGGTATGTGGGCCACCTCTTCGCAATGTTTGTCCTATTTTTAATTTTTTCCCATGGATTGTAAAAAATGCAGTCCCACCGAAATGATTAATTCCAGCCATCATTTTCTTAGCTAACGATTTAAAATCATTGTTTAATCCTTCCAAACTATTTAAATTGAAAGGAGCCATTAAAATTTCTGATTCGATTCTAGGCAATTCAATACTCTCCATTTTTATTACTATACTCTCCATTTTAATTCTCCACTTTCTCTACAAAAATTTATTTGTTTTTATACGAAATCTTTCTACTATTTCTGCGTCCTCCGGATCTATTAAAAAGGTTGTGTTTTTGCTGTCCTCTTCTATAGGATCTAAGGTTTTTTCTTGTACGTCTTTAGAATTTACAGTGCCGATACATTTTTTGCAGATACTTTTTATTCCGTTTTTTCTTCTTTTGTCTTTGTAAAATTGATAATCTTCCTTTTCAATATTGCATTTTGTGCATATCATTTTTCACGCTCCTTTAATTCCTAGAATTGACCAGTACATTCAAAAGTCGATTCATAGTTTTGTTTGTTTTTCTTTTTCAATTCCTCGATCATTTTTTCCAAAAATATCTTGTCACCAGGTGAAAGATTTATGATGTCTTCGTATAGATTATCTTCTTTTTTGATTTCTTCTAGAGTGTCTACTCTTCCTAGCAGCAAATCTGTTATAACTTCCAGCACATCAGCAAGGCGTTTTAAACTATCAAAGGATGGTTTTCTCGATCCAGTTTCAAAATGCCATATTGTTGCTGGATGAAAACCTATTAATTTTGACAGCTCTCCTTGGCTCATTTTTTTTAGATCTTTTCGTGCGTATAGAAGGCGCACCGGGAATTCATTTTTCACTATTTTTTCTCCTTTCCATGCTAATTAATCGAGAGTTTATTTAACGTCTTTTTTAGATTTAAAAGCGATTTGCCTAATTTTTTTTAAATGCGATAATATTAATCCATCGACTCTAGTTTGTTCCCTTTTAGAAATCGTGCATTTATTGGATAAATAACTTAATTCTATTTTTGCAATAATTTTTATGATTTCCTTAATTTTGTTTTGTATTTCAGCATGAACAGGGTTCGAAAAGAAAATCAACATTCCAATAATTATTAATAAATTAAGCAGGGTTTTTTTAAACTTTTTCCTCTGCGCTCTTAGTTCAGCACGATACGCTTTATTTTTTTTCATCCAGAATTCCTTTTAGTGCAATGAGGTTTCCGGATTCCAAAGAGTATTTTGTAATAGATTCTTCAAAATCAGAGCCTCCTTTGAACTCTGCTTTAATTTCGCCACAGTCACTATCTTTGATATGTTCCATTAATTTATTTCGGTTTCTTCCGAAAGTTTTCCTTCTTCATTGATTGGAGGCTGAACACAAAATCGTGCACAACCATTGAGGTAATCATGTCTTGAAACTATAATCCCAGTAAAACCGGAAACTGTGTCCTTTACTTTATCGCCTAGATTAATTATTTTTCTCCTTAATATTAAATTTTTTGGGCTGCTAATTCATCAATCAATTTTTGCATTGAAGAGTGTACGGATTTCATACGGCGAACGTTACATGCAAAACACCAATATTCTCCCCAACTTGTCCCGGCTGGTTCAAAGCAACCAGATACAATGCATAGTTCTCCTGTGTGGAATTTATCACTATTTCCAATATCATTCTCATTTTCGTATGCATCCATATATCTTACCTATAATTCAGAGTTCATTACTTCAATCAATTTTTGCTCGTCTTCAGATATAAAATCCTCGTCATGGAGGAATCAGAGGCTAGTCCGTATACTGACGATGCATTTGGTTCGGTATCGATTCCGAAAATCAAACTTAGGGTTCCATACGGATTTGAAGGTCCCCCTTTCACATCACGAAATTTCGCAGCCTCTGAAATTTATAATTTACTTATAAAATAAAAAATTTTTTTCATTTATAGTGTCCGCCTGGTCCGATGTTAATTGGATGGTCGGCGTTGGCTTCAGGCATTATTTTTTTAGGCATTTTGTCTCCAGAAATTTTTATGTTTTAGAAAAAATCAAAACAGCAATAATAATGGAAACAATAAGATCTACAATTAAAGAGGCCATCAAATAGCCATTTTGAAAAAAATTCACCTTATATATAATGTAACTTATAGCAGACATATCGGAAATTAAAAGTAATCCAATTATATAAGCAGTAAGATTATTTTTCTTCTTTTTATTCATGATTTCCCCTTTAAATTGTGTTAGTAATAATAATTGATATTACAATTTTGAAACTTTTTTAAGATTTCATATTATTTATTATTTAGTTTTCCATTTCCTAAACAAATAGGACAAACATTTTTTATTACTTCGTTGTTGGTTGCTAGATAATTCTTTAACGAAAGCAAAAAATTATTTTTCATCCATATACTCTTGAATTACGGCTTCTATATCAGGCCGAATAACGCTACCGTTCCCGTTTAAGTTTCCCATGAAACTATAATAGGCAAGTCCAGTTCCTATAATTTTATTTTCCCAGAACCACTTTAAGGTTTTTTCTTCTTCCATAAGCTTCTTCCTGAGATTTATTTTTATTATCTTGATTTTTTGTAATTCTTTTATTTCCATTTCGTTCCTTTTTTATGCGCGGCTAATTTTTTAAAAGATAGAGGAGAATTGCCATCTCCCCTACCAAAGTTTTGCAGTACGATTTGACTCGTATCAGATTAGTATTCTGATTTTCTAAAGCAACTATTATTAATTCCATATCGTTCATCTCACCTTCATCTTAACTTAATACAGACGCTCTACCTCTGAGCTACCGGTCCGCCAAATTAACAACTTATGTTATTCGCTTGGCGGACCAGAGGGGATTTGAACCCCTGACCTTCTTGTAACTGATGTTAAATTCTATGAACTTAGTATCAAATGAAAGTTTCTTACTTGATAGATTTAAAAAATTATTTTGTCTGGTTAATAAACTAAAATTGATACCAACGTTGCGGCTGGATTTATCAAATTAAAATTAAAATTAAAATTGACCAGAAAATTATTAATTTCTACTCCTCAATAGGTTCATGACTAATAATAAAATTCTTTATTAATTTGCCAATTTTAAGATGAGATACCTCTTGTTTATTAGCTCTCATTCGGGCTTTTTTAGCTCCTCTGATTAAAAGTTCAATATTTTCCAACATACGGGCTTTATATGCTGAAGATACGGAACCGCACCATTCGTTTTGTGTCCAAATACCTTCATTGATCTCTTTCTCACCTTGAGTCACTTGTGCCGGGTGTTCTTTAGTGGCAGGGGCTAAAGTAATAATGTCAGGCACCCTTTTAGTTCTAATGCGTTTATGTGGATGTTTTAAGCGCACTACGCCCTTTTTAGCGTTGGGATCTGTTTCCCACTCTGATTGAGCGGGCAAAGTTGGTAAAGTCTTCCACACAACTAATAATTGCTTAAATTCTTTTTCAAGAGTCAGCAGCAAGGTAGCGGGAAGATTTTCAATAATTGTTTCCCCATCCACAATTAAATCCGCTTTTGCCATACAGTTAGTAGCTTCTTTTTTAGCGGCTATATCATAATAATTTATGATGTATTTAAAAGTGTAGTTTATGCGGTCAAGAACGTTGGTTTTCATTTCCAGGCGTTCGTCTGGATATAGTGTGGTATCATCTAAGTAAGGTTCATAGGTTTTATGAAAGGATATAAAATTCTTAGGCTCTTTAAAAATTTTAATGGATTCATTCATAATGGATTGAATCTGAGAATGAACATCTTTCTCGACTGCGATTATTTCGTGTAATTGTTGTTTTTCAGACATGTTTTCTCCCTTTTCTTTTAAATTATTAAAATTAAAATTAAACTTTCTGCTTTCTTTCTAAATTACCAACATTAAAAATATTGTCAACAAAAATAATATTTAATTACGTTAAAAATTGATTTTATTGGCTAAATTCACACCGAAGAAAACCGATTGGAATACGCGTACTAGGCGAGAAATAAAAGAGGGCGTAGTACGCAAGGCATGGATTCAAAATCAGGAATTCCAGTTAATGAAGGTGTTGAAGAAGATTAAATAAAACTTGATATTGTATTATTATTGTGGGACTATCCTTATGCAATATTAAAAAACGTAAGGAAAGCCACGGCAAAAAGAGTATTAAAATTGTTTTTTAATATTGCAACTCTTTATTTGTTCGTGGCTTTTTTGTTTTGGAGTATAAAATGACTGGAAAATGTTCTGAGTATAGCAGAAAATATTACTACAAAAACAAAGAAAAAATTGCTGAGAGTAACAAAAAATGGTACCAAAAAAACAAAGAAAAAATTGCTGAGAGTAACAAAAAATGGTACCAAAAAAACAAAGAAAAATCTGATGAGTATAGCAAAAAATATCGTCAAGAGAATAGAGAAAGAATTGCTGAGCGTAGCAGAAAATATTACTACAAAAACAAAGAAAAAATTGCTGAGTATAGAAAGAAACAACGCGCAGCCAAGGCCCTTGATTAAGGAAGGTTAAATAATGAGATACCCCAACACACGAGGAATCCTTGGGAGTTCAATAATGAACTGTAAAAGATTATTTGACAGTTCATTCTATTTATTAGGAGGAAACGAAAAAAATTAATATTTCTATTTGACAAAAATACTTAAAATAAACTATTTTTTATATGTTACTTATTAGGATTTGTCAATGGGACAGGATTAAAGAGGTTTTGTAGTCTCCTCTTTAATTCACTTTTGTAGGGAATTGAACCCCCGAAGGTAGCTGTGAAGACGACCTTGGGTACCAACCCTCACCCCTATATTGATTACCTTTTTACGGATTTCTGTTTTTGTCTCCGAGCATATTTAACACGTTTTAAACTGTGCCGAATATTCGGTCTTACAAAGACAACATTACTTTTTATCATAATGCCTCCTTTGAAATAGATTCAGAGGAGAACTTGAAAACCTAAATCCCTAGCTGGGAATTTTTAGGACGCGTCTCCTTGAGACGTACTGCCTGAGAGTACGTGAATACTCTCAGGCAACACATAAAAGTATGGTAATTCAGTAAATGGAAACAAGAACGCGTAATAAAAACACGCAGATACTTATGTAGACAATGTAACTACTAGACCAGAACTCTTTTGACGGTTCGATTCGTCTATACATAAATATGGATTACAAATAAAAAAAGGTCCTGTCAACCTGCGTGAGGCCGCACGCTACATTAAATAGCGAAGCTCTCGCGGTAAACACTCATAATCGATTTTTTCAAGGTTGACTTTTTAAAAATCAAAGGTTTACTAATTAAAGTCAACCAGGTAGATAATAATATGGAATGTCAAATAAAGATTGACATTGAATATTATTGCTGGCAATAATAATAATTATAAATTGCTTTTTAAAACCAATTTAACAGGGGAACAATATGGACAAGTTAAATTTATCAGAATTAGTTACTTTAGTTTTGAATGAAGTAGAACGAGCATCTTTAAAAAATCCTGAATGGCCAACTGACCCAGTTCACGCAGTAACTATGCTTAGTGAAGAAGTTGAAGAACTTGGAGAATCTATTGTTGAAACATTCTACGAACCCCATAAATCCAATAAAGGTGATGTAAAAAGGCGAGCCGTTCAAGCGGCTGCAATGGCAATTAGATTTTTAAGAAACCTTGAGGGATATCAATATTCAAAAGGGAGAAACATTGGACAATAAAAAGTTAACAGAAATAACTCCGGAAGTTATATTGGTAAAAAATGATATGAGTTTTAATATTAAAAGTGTTTCTGAATGGGGAGGTAGCGATAAGTGGCCTAAGCAAAAAATAAATTATGATAGCGCATTAGAAGCTCTTGAAGATAACCGTACTATTGATTTTAGATTATCTGAAGATAATAAAGAATTAGTAATAATAGAAAAATGTGACGGGTGTTTTGGATTCTTTATTAAGAAAAAAGATTTTTTAGTATTCAAAAATATATTAAATATGGAACTGAATAAAATTTATGATAAGATGGTAGAGTAATAATATCAGGATTATTAAAACCAATTTAAACGGTATAAAAAATGAATACGGAAGATATTAAATTCCGGTTGTGTGGCGGTGGCATATGGGAAGCATCCGAACGTGGAGCATATTTAAAACGTGTTGACCCAAAAGGAAAAGGAATTATAGCAATCAATGAATGCGCTCCCGGATGTAAAGGAAACTTTGAGTTAAAAGCTGAGGCTATTCTTAAGTCAATGATGGGGATTGATGAATGAAAAAAATAAAAGTACGCATCCAAGCTGAATTCACCCTATTTTATGACCTTAAAATAAAAATAGATGAAGAAGATTATAAAAAGATTAAATTCAATCCATCGTGTGAGGACGAAGAAATGAAGCTTTTATTGCTGAAATATTGTAAAAATAAAACCCCCACGGGATATTTACTTCATGATGCATCAGTAATACAAGAGGCCGGACCAAGGGCAAAAGAAAAAAAAGAAATTCTAATTGAACCAGTGGATAAAGATCATTTCCAAGACATGCAGTCAAGAGCGAAGTACCACGGGTTCACATTGGAAATTAAAAAAAATTATGTCGCATTAACGCATGGTTATAGTGATTCACCAGAAATTAAAAAGTGGAAAAATAAAGAATTTAACAAGATGAGTCCTGAAGTACTCAAATCCTTTTTAATAAGCAAATTATGGATTTAATAAAACAATCCTACCTAGTCAAAAAAACAGGATTAACCAAACAATCGATTAACAAGGCATTCAAAGCAAATCATTTCACTCTTGTAAAAGACAAAGGACGGCTTAAAATTGATCATAAAGTTAATTATTTTGTTGACAACAATATTTATTGTGTTATAATCAAGATAGATTAAACGTCTGACACAGACTTTTTTGTGAAATGAAAAAGGATTTATAATGGAATTAGAAATAAAAAATAAATTTAATTTTCAATCAGATAAAATTTATAAGATCGAAAATAATTCAGATCCTTTTATGGATAGAATACGGGTTTTTTTTAAAAATGGATATAAACTATCTATAATATGGGGAGAATGCGCATATTGTGATCAGGGATCTTTTGAAATCGCAATACTTAATATTGATGGTGGATTTTGTCCTCATCTATTTGAGGAAGAGGATCAAGGTGATGATATTTTAGGCAATTGCTCTTTTTATAAAGTAAACAGCTATATTGAAAATATTGGTAACCTAGCTCATTTAAGAGCTAATCCCCAACTATAAATAGGTACATAAAATGAAATGGAATTGGACCGAATTTAATCAAAAAAAATGGCAGAATCAAAAATTACCAACACCTGAACGTTTTCTACTGGTTCAAGTTAAAGGAAATGGACACCATGCACCAGCCGTTGCAGTGGGGTATATGCGCTTTGCTGCTGGTTGTAGTGATAGCCCAGTATTTACTATTCCTGGGGTGGGTGGAAATGTTGTTTCTTGGTGTGATTGTCTTGGGAATGATTTCAAGGCTCCATTGTGGGGGGTAAAAAACAATAATCAAAAACATAAAACAATGATAAATAAATAAAGAATGATATGAGGGGGAAGAATTTAAAAGTTTAGATATTAATCCAAACAATGGCAGAATTACTTAATCCTGGTGAATAGGGCAGAAACCAGTCAAGGGGAAAAATGAAAAATTTAAAAATAATGGTCCAAGAGTCATTTTATAGAAATTCAATCAGGGCGATACAAATTGCAAAAAGAAACAATCTAAAAATTACAGAAGGTAATAGGCTCTTATTTTTCAAGAAGGCCTTGTGCGAAGAAGTCGAGTCCATCCAAACTATAATCTATAAATGTTTAAACTAATAAGGATAACTATGGAAATATGCCAAACAATTCAGAAATATAGAGAAATACTACTTGGGGAAGAAGAACTTATTGCTTCTTCTATGGAAGAAGAACTTAAATACAGACAAAAAATTCGAGATCTTGAAGAAAATATTGAGATTTGTATCAACCGCCAAAGAGACCAAAACACAATTATCAATGCTTACAAATCGGCTATTTCTGGCCTTGAAAATGAAAATAGACGTGTCCGCCCGACGGTATAGAACAAATAAATGATCCAGACAGGTTGGCTAAAGAATTAAAAAATATGATCCCATATGATTAAAATCCCGCACCTCAACGAAAGGGGATTCAAACGAAAAGGTGCGAAATAATATGTTGTTGACGTCCACCCCTGCATAAATGAAGGAGATTTTTGAGGAGGCTCACGCCGCCAATGGTTCCTGTTCCACAGAGTTTGCCAAGGCAGGCTCTCCACAGGCTTTAAATCCCGTCCGCCCGACGGTATAGAATATACAATATCTTGCGGATTGCAATCTGTAAAGAATTAAAAAAACGGACAGCCTTAAATAAGGAAATAAAATGGAAATATACTGGACATCTAAAAACCCGTCAATTTCAGAACAAATAAATAAATTAGATATCCCACAAAAAACAAGAGAATCTTGTTTAAAAATTGAAAAATATCTTGAATATATTTCTGAATTAAATATTGATGGAATTATACCAGATACAACTTATCGTTCTTATAAAAATAGGATCTTATTAAAAGCGGCTAGAATTAAATTTTGAGGGAATGCAATGGCTTGAAACGGATACTATACCCGCAATAGAGCGGTGCGTGATACGATTCAAAATGAAAAGAATAACATTCTTGAATGTTACTCAATATTATGTCAAGTAAAAAATGAAAAAGACTAAAAAAGATATAAACAAAAAGTTAGACGACATCTTTTTCCATGCGCTTAACCCTAATAAAATTAGGGTTAATTTAAGCACTTTCAAACCAACAATCAATGAGAATCATGAATCTAAATAACATTAAAAAATTACTGGCTGAATTTGATGAATATAAGGTTGAACGATATGCAAATTATTGTGTTTCCGTTTTAGAAGCTAAGAAAAAAGAAGGTCAAAACTGGGTGAAAAAAAATCCTTGGATGGAGAAGAGAAGTGATATCCAATTAGCTGATTTTTTTAAGGCTGTTGTAAATGACGGGTTAGACTTTGATGGAAAACATATTACACTCATCAGTACGGGTGTCTCTTATGATTATATCGCCTATAAGAACAAGATGCTTCTTGTCTACCCTGAGACATTGTTCGATGTCCAGATGGTTTACCGTGATGATACTTTTAAGTTTGAAAAAAATTCAGGAAAAGTCATTTATGAACATTGTATAAATAACCCATTTGGTCAATCTGAAAACGATTTAAAGGGCGGGTACTGCATCATCAAAAATTCCATGGGAGAATTTCTAACTCTTCTAACTGTAGCAGAGTTTGAGAAACACCGTAAAGTTGCAAAAACAGATGCTATTTGGAAAATATGGTATATAGAAATGTGCCTAAAAACTCTGATAAAAAAAGCCTGTAAATTCCATTTTGACGATATCTTTCAAACTATAGAAAAACTTGACAATGAGCAGAACGACCTTGAAAACTCTCTTGAAATTTCCATTGAGACTAAGCAGCAATTAGAAATAATTAACACTGTTCCCGATCTTGAAAAATATTACCGGAAAAACAAAGGTGCCAACGCTGGAATCATTGCAGATTTTAATAAGGCATGTGCTTCTAGAAAAGAGGCGATTGTGAAGGCGTTGGTTGAAGAGTCGGAAGAGTGCGAACCAGTCACTAAAGAATTAGCCGAAAAGTTAGAAGAGGGAATAAAAGAAGACTTATTAGAAGAAAAGGCGATTTTCAAGGGGCTAGATTGATGGAAATGATTAAAGAGACAGTGATTAAAAAAGATTCGACAACAAGGCGCATGTTTGCCCTGTTCTTGTGCCCAATCTGTTTAAACGAAGTTGAAAAACCCAAACCTGCTGGAATCAGACAAAAAACCTGCGGATGCAAATCTAAAGGATTTCAGCATGGCGATGCTACAAGAAAAAATAAAAAAATATTATATTCTATTTGGGAGAGAATGAAAGAGAGATGCAGAAATAAAAACGAAAAATCATATGTTAATAATATAAGAAAAAAAAGAAAATGGAAATAATTGACTGTGTTCAAGGGGATAAGGCATGGGATGAATTAAGGCAATTGCGAATGACAGCAAGTCATGCAACTGCCATAGGCAACCATGGAAAGGGACTAGAAAGCTATATAAATAAGATGATTATGGAATACTATTCCACAGAGGAATCCTTCAAGTATAAAAATCAGCACATGGAAAGAGGCAATGATTTAGAAGACTCGGCGGCATTTCTTTACGGTGTTCAGACAGGCATCAAAACAGAGAAAATTGGATTTGTAATTCACAATGACTATGTAGGATGTTCGCCAGATCTTTTTTGTGAAGGAAACGGAAAGGTCGAAATTAAGTGTCGAGATGACAAAGCCTATTGGAAATTACTTAATGATGGAAAGTTGGATTCAAGCGAAAAATGGCAAATTCAGATGGGCATGCTACTTTGTAAAAAAGACTGGTGTGATGCGATCGACTATAATCCCCACTTCAAAAAAGACTTAATCATCAATCGCATATTTCCTGATGAATCTATGTTTAATTTACTTCAAGAAGGCTTTGTTCTTGGTCAGGAGTTAATCGAAGAATTGATGGATAAATGGGGCAATGAATTAAAATGAAAGACTTTCAAAAGGAGAAAAAATGTTACGCCAAGTAAAAGTTTTAAAAAGTTTCTTAAAAAAGATCATAATAAGTCCTCTTTGAGGCCCTGGCTAGATAAGGATTATGAAACAATCGAGTTGGGGATAGGTGGAATTATGTATTGGATGTCGGATAAACCTTGTTGTCTCGTTGAAATGGAAGGTGGGCAACTTGAATATGTTAACTATGAACAGATTCAGTTTTTAGACAAAGGAGAGTAAAAATGTTTATAAGATCAAAATTTGAAAAGAGCCATATAAATTGCCCTGTTAATTTAAATAAAGTTAGATTCATCCGAAAATCTGAAACGAGTAAATTCTTTTACATCGAGTTCCTTTATGGTAGAGACGACCTTAATTCTTGGGGGTATGACACGGAAGAACAACGAGATAATGAGTATGAGTGGATTTTTTGAAGTGGGGATTATAGTCGATCGCATCACACCAGTCTTTTTTACAAAGTAGCATGCCCATCTGAATTTGCCATTTTTCGCTTGAATCC